GAAGTAGTTGGGAAAGAAAGTTTTGTCAGTGGTGTGATATGAATAATAGTATTATATCATGGGCATCTGAAGAGTTTAGCATACCATATGTTTCGCCAAAAGATAATCGAGTTCACAAATATTATCCAGACTACTTAATTAAAGTAAAAGAGAAGAATGATATGATAAAAACATATGTTGTGGAGGTAAAACCATACAAGCAAACAAGACCTCCAAAACAAAGAAGTCGTAAAACTAAATCATACTTAACAGAGTGTGTTACCTATGCAGTCAATCAGGCAAAGTGGAAAGCTGCAAAAGAATTTTGTGAAGATCATCGCATTGAATTTAAAGTTGTTACAGAGAAAGAACTCGGAATCAGATGAGTAGACTTGAAGGAAATAACATAAACAATCCAACAAACGATCAAGAGGATATGATGTTAGAGATCATGTCTCTTCTCAATGATACTGTCACACCAGTTCCTGATGTTGGAAACTTTTATACTTTTGTGTACAATCCAAAAACTCCAAACATCACTTACGATCAACATCCACTCATAGCCTGCACTGACATATTCGGTTGGGGTTTTCGTGGTCTTAATTTTCATTGGAGAAAGTATCGTAACTACACATGGAATGAACTCGCAGGGCAGTTATATATTGTGCAACCAGATGAACTTGATGATCTTCTTGCAATTCCTTATGCTAAGTTCCTAAATAACTAAAATAGGTCGATACAATGGGAAGACACTTAACAACAGCGGAATCAAATCAACCAGAGGAATTTAATGATGGTAGAGAATATCAGGTAAGCAAAATATCATCATTTCAAAAAGTTACTGGATCTGGTGCTAGAGACGCAACTAATAATACAGCATATACTGTCACAAGAGTAAGTGAAGATGGTGTCGATGAGAAAGGAATAATACGCTACAAAAGAGAGGTTATATTATTTGACAGCAAAGAAAAGATGAAAGCGTATAAAAATTTAACAGACAATCAAAAAGGATTAGGTGCGAATGGACTAGGTGTAACAATAGCAACTGGATCAACAGATCCAAATAAAAAATCATTTGAATTAACAGAGGCAGGTGCAAATATTTCTTATGTAAAAAATAATGAAGAAAAAATACAAAAGTATTCTTCTAATGGAGTTAAGGACATAATAAAAGATGAAAATTATAAAGTCAAAGCGGGTCTTAATAATTTTAGTAATAATCAAAAAGCTAATAGTAAAGATGATGCGATAGATTCAAAAGCTTCTGAAGATGCTGCAGAGAAAAAACAAAAAGCATTAGATAAAAAACTTGCAAGAGGTAAATATCCAGATAAGATGTTCTATCCATCACATATTGCGGATAGTGTTCAAGACAAATTAAAAATAACAATACTAAAACCTAAAGATCCTAATTCAAGTTCTACTAATCGAAAAAGATTCATATCTAGAAAAGTGGGTGATCAACTTTTACCAAGTGATTACAAAAACTTAGATCCAAAACAATATCCCAAATTGGCCGCTGTTTTTAATAACAAACAAGGTAAATATGTTGGAACTGGAATAAGAGATGCCTTTCAGACAAATCAAAATAAAATATATGCAGCTGGAGAAAATATTAATCAACCTGAGTTTGATAAGAATCCCATAGGTCATATCTTTTTACCAATACCAGATGGTGTCACAGATCAAAACAAAGTTAATTTTGGTGAGGGAAAATTAAATCCACTTCAAAAATTTACTACTGGAGCAGCATTAGAATTTCTTCAAGGTAAAGTTAAAAAAGAGGAGAGCACAGGATCTGTGCTTAAAAGAAAATTGAAAGATCCAAATACAAGAAGGGCTATCACAAACCTCATCGCTGGAAGTGCGACCGGAGTTGATACTGATGAATTATTAGCAAGGACTCAGGGATCAATATTGAATAATAATTTAGCATTGTTATTTAATGGGCCAACTTTAAGATCGTTTACTTTTCAGTTTGTATTAAGTCCCAGAGATAGTGGTGAGTCAGAACAAGTAAGGCAAATCATAAGGGCATTAAAACAATCAAGTGCTGCTCAAAGAACTCGTGGTGGCACATTTCTAGGAGCACCAAACACTTACGCTTTACAATTCATGAACGGTTTACGACCTCATGGATTTTTACCACGAATCAAAGAGTGTGCTTTATTGTCAGTTGGTGTGAATTATATGCCGGAAAATTCATATATGACTTATGAAAATACTTCAATGGTTTCATATTCATTATCATTATCTTTCCAAGAATTAGAATCACTTTACAATGATGATTATGATAGTGATAATAACACACCTGTTTCTGAAATTGAAGATGGTATTTTTAATACAGATTTCGCAGGTCAAGCAAAGTCAAGAGGTATAGGATTCTAAAATGCCAAATCCATATTTTTCAAATCTAGGAGATTTTCTCTATGTAAACCGCACTAAAAGTGGAAGAAACGAGGGTGATTATTCAACTGTAAAAAACTTTTTTAAGAGAGCAAAATTAAGAGAAGATATCTTTCAAGATCTCACATTTTTTACAAAATATTCTGTTGTAGGAGATGACAGACCTGATAATGTCGCACATGAGGTATATGATGATTCAAGTCTTGATTGGGTAGTTTTAATCTCAAATAATATCGTGAACGTAAGAGACGAATGGCCCATGTCACAAGGTGATTTTAACACTTATGTAACTGAAAAATATGCAAATGAGACTACTTTATACTCAGGTATTCATCATTACGAATCTAGAGAGGTTAAAGCTGGTGACGGTTCAGTTATAATACCAGTAGGTTTAAGAGTTGGTGTTGGACAAAGCGTTTCATATTTTGATGACTTATCTGGGCAACAAGTGGTAAGAACTGACATCGCATCACCCATCACAAATTACATGTATGAAGAAAAACTGAATGACGAAAAGAGACAAATATTTTTATTAAAACCAACTTATCTTAATATTCTTTTTGATGATCTAGTGGAGATCATGGAAAATAAAAAAGGCTCTACCCAATTTTTGAGTAGAGCCTTAGTAAAAGGAGACGATATAAGATTATACAGTTAACTATCTGCTAACTTTTGAAAGTAAGATAGTGCATCATCTTCATCAGAATCAACAGTGGTGGTTGCTGCAGGAGTTGCTACTGCTTGAGTAACTACTTTTTCTGCAACATCAAG